AGAGGGTGAAGTTAAAAAAGGTGATGTCGTACAAAGTGGTGTAACAATTACAAATAGTGAGATTGGTTCTGGTAGTCTTATTATTCAACCATTTATTTATAGATTGGTTTGTACCAATGGTATGGTTGCACCAAGATATTTGAATAAATTTTATTCAAAACATGTTGGTAAGATTGTAATTGACCCTACTAATGACGATCAATACATCATGATAATTGATAAGATGCAAAAACAAATTGATCTTATTGGTTCAGATGATGTATGGCAAGAGAGTTTTCAAGGTCTTGTTAAATCAACTAAAGAGACTGTTAACTCACATCAAATCATTCAAATTGCTAAAAAACATGGTGTTTCAGATGTTGAAAGAGCACAAATATTTGAAAGATTAAATCATTATGTTGGAGATGAATTTACTACTTCAAAATATGATTTTGCCAATGCTGTTACCAATATGGGTAATGATGAAGACAGATCAGATACAAGGGCTAGATTTTTTCAAGAACTTGGTGGTCTTATTGTTTTTGCCAATAATCCAATGCAAGTAAGTATATGATTGTATTTGGTAAAGCTGTTATAATTAACAAAAAAGTAGTCCTAGCGTTTTTGCTGGGGCTACTCATTGGAGTAATAATATGAGTTGGAAAGACAAAAGAATAGAAGCAATCAATCGTTTATCTAAAAGTAAAAAATGGTCTTGCTCTGACAACAATCCTTTATTTGATGAAGTAATGGATATTTATGAGTCACCAGCTAAGACTAGAGATGAATACATGGCAGAAAGGAGAAAAAAACGTGAAGAGGTATCTATTTTTAATACTATTCGCAACAAGTTGTTCGTATAAACCTGTTGTGGATACTTCTGGTCGTAGTGGTACATTTGATTATTCTAAAGCAGATGATATTACTAATGACTTGCAACACTGTAAATATTTAGCAAAAGAAAACAGTAATGCTTTAATTGAAAGTTCTAAATATGCATGGAACTATTATTTTAGAGCATATACACTTTGGTTATCACCTAAAGCTGAATACACTTACAGTAAAGTTTATAAGAACTGTTTAACCAACAGAGGGCACTCTGTGATTAACTAGAAAGGACTTATGAATAAATTAGTTAAATCAGATTATATGTTAAAAGGTATGGTTGAAGATTTTAAGAAAAAACCTAATGCCAAACTTTTTAATCAGATAATAGGACTCAAGTTTAAACATATTAGACTTGATAAAAATATTACTGCTGATGCAGTAGTAGAAGATAACAAACTATACTTTTCTTCAGTTTTTGATTTATATAAATTTGAAAAAGGTATAAAAACAGATGTATCTAAATTATTTGCACTACAAAAATACTTTAAATATGATGTTGTGCAATTATTTGAACGTCTTAACTAGGAGGATAGATGTATATAAAACATCAACTTAAAAATGGTATCACTTTAAACTTTGATGATGATAAACATATTTATTATGTGAATAACAAAAAAGTTGAAAGTGTTACAGGAATATGCGGAAACGGTATTCCAAAACCACAACTTGTTGGTTGGCTTGTTAGCACACCTATTAGAGAAATTAAAAACTCTATAAACAGTATGTTAGATCAAGGTCATCAACTTGATAGAGTAAGTCTTGAAAGAATAATTGATAAAGCTAAGAATAAAACAGAAGAGATCAAAAAAGATGCTGGTCTTGTTGGAACTGTTGTTCATGGTTTAATCGAGGACTTTTTAAAAGGCAAAGAAATTCCTAATCAATCTGACCCAGCAGTCAATAACTGTTGGAATTTATTTATAGATTGGTGGAATACCCAGCAATATAAAGTTGTAGAATTAGAAAAAAAGATTTATTCTAAAAAATACAATTATGCTGGTACTCTTGATTTGATATTAAAAGATAAAAAAGGCAATCTTGTTTTAGCAGATATAAAAACAAGTAACCATATATCTTTTGATTATGCGCTACAATTAAATGCGTATAAATATGCATATCAAGAAGAAACAGGTCTCAAAATTGCCAAAGGGTTAATTATTAGATTGCCAAAAAAAGATGGTAAGATTGAGATAAAAGAACTTCCATTAAACAAATCTATGTTTGACGCATTTATAGGTGCTAGAAATATATGTTTGGCTATGGAAGAATATAAACAACAATAACAAAGGAGAACCTGATGTCACAATATAAGACACAGTACAACAATAATAATTATCAGAAAAAAAATTATAATAATTCTGGTAATGGTTCTAATGGTGGAACAGCTAAAATTACATCTACTAAAAAAAGTGGTTGTATTTTAGAAATCAATCTAAACAATCAAAACCTAGTCTTAAAAGGCTTTTGGGATAATCGTTTAAATGGGTGGAAGTTATTTCCTTATTACGATAAGACAAAAACTAATCCACAGTTTAATCAACCTAAGCAACCTCGTAATGAAATGGACGATCAGTTGCCACAATCTGAACAAGAATGGTCGCAAGGTTCTGGTACTGAATTTAATCCAGAAGAATACGAACACCAACTTGGTGATTAATGTCTGACGAAAAAAAAGAGTTACCTAAATATATCGTACACAGACCTAAGGATTTTAATCCAGATGTGATATTGGTGTATTTAGATACTCTTGATAAACATTCTATTAATGCTGAAAATGATTATGATGAAGTTAAAGATCAAGTACAAGAAGTTCTTGATTTCGTTATATCAGAAAAAGTTAGCAATAATAACTGTTCTATTGCACAAGCAAAAGTTCAAGCTACAAATGATGAGAGGTATAAAAAAGTCAAAGCACTTTTTAGAAAACAAAAAGCCTACTATCAGTTGAAAAAAATTGAAGCTAAAAATGGACATTCGTATTGTGATAATTTAAAACAACAATCAATCAATCAATTAGCGATTGATAAATTAACAATAAAAAATTAACACTTTTTTTGTAAAACTGGGGGCGAGAAATCGCCCTTAGTGTTTTGTTACTTCTAAATCTGAAATATCGGTATCTTCATGTATGCCCGTGTAACTAATATCATAATCAATTAATTTCACATCATCTCTTTTTCTAATCTCGGCTAACATATTATTTGTTTTATAAAAGTATGGATAGACATCTATAAATCTAAACGCAACATGAGTTCCAAACGGATTGCTTGGTGCTTCAATGTTCATTTCTAAACTTAAAATTACTGCGTCTACTTTCATAGACACACATTACTATTTTTTCTTTATGATGTCAGCACCTTTAAGACCATAGATGGCACTTACTACTCCAATAAATAATGCTTGATACCAAAAAGGCATATTATTGAACTGATCAAAAAATTTATCAACCTTTTCCATAATTGCAGGGTCTTCACTAAAAATACTCCAAATCAATAACATTACGGGCGCTGAAACTAAAATTAAAACAAATTCGTCTTTCCACCCCTGTTGATTATTTTGCATTACAGCTTTTTGGTATTCTACTTCACCATTTGCCATTTTTTCTGCATGACGCATTTCTGCAACTGATTCAAATTCTTTTGCTCGTCTTCTATTAGAAGCAATAGACATTCCTGTTTTAATAATTCCTGGCACTAATTTTGATGCTATACTTAACCACATATTAATCCTTAATTTTTTCTATAAGCATATCAAGTACATGCTTTGCTTTTTCTAAATCTTTTATTTGATCTTTTTTATCTTTCCACTTTAGATTGTATCTAGTTATGTATTTTATTGCATGAGTTTGACATGCATTAAATTGATTTTCCATACAATAGTCTAAAGGCTGAATTTTAAGCCTTTTATAGTGATTGCCTGATACTTGATCAGAAAATGCTGAAATATCGCTCTGCGACGCTCTATGGCTCTTTAAAAGGGTGTTTTTTAGCTTATTAGAACTCATACCAGCTTTTTAATCCAATTACCCTTATTGTCAAGAACCATTGGTAGTAATCGTGGATAACCATTAATAATAATACCACACCCAAGTATAAACCTTGTTTTAAAATTTTTTGCGTAATTAAAAGCCATGCTTTTTTGATTTATGAGACAACCTACATTCATAGCAAAGAATAAATTATCTGGATTAGCCCACCAAGATATTAATAGTTTAGTATGATAGTGTCCTTGTACTGCTGACATTCCCATTGTTTGTGATACTTTTAAAATATCTGCACTTCTTCCATGTGTAAAAAAACATCTTTGGCCATTTGACATTGTTAATGTTAAATCATCAACCCACTTCCATTTTTTTGTACCTAAAAATTCTCCATAGTCTTTTAAAAATTCTTTACTCATTCCATATTTGAGCGCTCGTCTATAAACTAAACTAGAGTGATTACTTTCTACTTCTACCATGTTTGGAAATATTGATTCTAATTCTTTTATATATTTTTTAGCTTCTCTTAATTCGTGTCCAGCAGAATATAAATCTGGGTCATGTGTATGCATACTGATTGCATGAAAGTCTAGTAAGTCACCTATATTAACAATGAAATCTGGCTTGTATTCTTTTTTTATTTCTTTTAAAAATTCTATACTATCTTTATGATGATATGGCACATGCATATCGCTTATGACTAAAATTTTTTTATAGCGCATATAAAAATGCTTTTACAACTAATTAGAGAAGAAGTAAAGGACTTGACCTAACAGTGCAACTGCTAACGCACCTAGACCATAAATTATCCAATTTGTAATTGTGTCAATTTTTTGATCTATCTTGTCAATGTCTTGATGAATATGTTTTAAATGATTATTTTTAATTATATTAATTTCTCTTTTGACTCCTGTTAAATGTCCATACAAAGCAATTAAATGTTCGCCTGTTGTTTTGGGACTTTTAGACATTAGCTTTGGTCAACTTTCTCTAATATTAATTCAAATCCACCACTTATTGATGAAGTAGCACTTGCTTTTGCTCTTAATTCAATATCAGTTTTAGCTTCTATTATTTCTGGAACATGAAAATTTTTTTCTAAAAATCCACCTCTTGTAGTTATAAATGATCTAGTATTCCATGCATTGCCATTATCTATTTCCTTTATTCTTAAAAGTATTTCATTTTCTAAATCTTTCGAACTTCCTACATCTAGTTGTACGAGATACGCTCGGAACTTACGAGGTATGGAATAAACACACATAAGCGTTTGGCCATAAGTAGGTTGGATTTGTGCTACATTAGTTGATGATACAGTTATTGTTATTGTTCCAACATTTGCATTTCCTGTGTTGGCATTAACCATTTTTGCTCTAAATACTCTTATAAAAGATGTTGTAGATGCAGAACCACCAATAGTTAATATTTCTGTTGCTAGATCAAAATCGGAATTTAAACCTTGTATTTCTACAGTTCCATTATTGTCTGAACTTGTATCAGATGATGTTGCAGTTGCAGTTCCAGCAGATGTAATAAAAGTATAATCTCCACCACCGTCCCAGATAGTTTCAAATGATGATCCTACAGAAGAATTGTAACCAAACTTTTGTATTGCTTGAAAGTTATTTGCATCTCCTCTTTGTATTGAAACTCCAAATGGTATATTAAAAACATTACTTATCATTTCTTTTTACTCTTATATTTTTTAATAGCTTGTGAAATAAAGATGTTCTTATAAAGACTTACTTTTTTTCCAAACTTTTTATCAGCTTGTCTTTTTGCAGATTTATATGCTTTAGATTTTTTATTAAAAGATTTTGGTTTTCCTAATCTCTTTGGTCTTGCTTTTGCATATATTGGTTTTTTTGGCATTATTTCTTTTTCTTTTTCTTCTTCATCATTTTAGATTTTTTTGGTGGTCTACCTTTTTTAGAACCATAAGTTCCTTTACCTCTTGGCATAGTATTTCTCCTTTAGTTTTGTAGTTTTCCACCTGACCATTTTGCATCAGGTAATCCATTTGTATATGACTTTCCGTCAAATGTTAATACTTGTTTTCTGTTATTTCCCTCATGGAACGATACATGTATCCACCCAGAGTTTGCTTCTCCTGTATAGTATTCGAGAATAAGCTGGTCAAAGTCACAATTATTTTGAATCCATAATGCTACTTTTAAATTACTTTCTGATGGTATTTCCATATCAACGGCCATTCCTAGTGCATGTTGGCTAGTTTTTTTTGAACCTATTGCTACGCATAATTCTTCACTACGATAGCCAGAACTAATACGGATTGGTTTGTCAAACCTTGCTCGACAAGGTTCAAGAACGTTATAACATAAATCAGTAAGATTTTTAATTTCACCACTTCCAGCTTTATTTTTTATTCCCATACGTTGAGCCGTTTGGGAACGTTCCATCTCCTCTAAACTGAAATTTTTTGACAGTTGCATTATTCTTTAGGATTATCAGCTTTGACTTGTGCTATGTGGTCTTTCCAAGTAGTAGTGCCATTTACATTATCCCAATACATCATATCTAATTGGTCTGTGATTGATTTGTATTGTTCGGCTCTATCTCTTTGATATTGTTTAGCATCATAGTCAGCTTGTAGTTCAGTTTGCTTTGCTGAAACTTCAGACCAAGTAAATGTTTGCGTATCAGAAAAAATAGCTGTGCCATTTTCATCTGCACCAGAAACATATTTAACTTGTGCTTGATATTCAGCTTCGTTACTTGGCGTACCATTAATAACGAATTGAGCATTACTGTCTAATGCTTGGATTGCTTGTGCTATATCTACCATATTTATTTACCCCCTAAATTTTATCCTACTATTTCAAAAAGTGTTAATGTTGGTCTACCTCTATCTGTTGAACTAAAAGCAACAGTTGCAGAAGTATCTGCATTCCTAATATACACCTGATATGATAAACTTGATGTAGATGATGGACTATCAAGAACGCTACAAGAATGTGGGTGTATATTCCAAGTTCCACCATCTCCAGAATGTCTATTTAATCCATAATCGGAATGACCTAAATTTGTTGAATCTCTATATATCGTTGTTCTCATAGTAACCTGTGATGCTGTTCCACCTTGATAAAAAGCACCACCTTGAAGTGATGCAAATATCTTACTTGATGTTGAGATAGGTGTTATGGAAACTGTTAGACCAGTTGCAACAAATGAAGTTGATGAAGTAGTAACATCAGTTCCATCAAGAAAAGCAGATTTTACTTGAATAACACTTCCAGTAGGTAAAGCTAATTTATTTAAAGTTATAAGTGCCATAATTAATTTCTCCTATCCAGCTATTTCCATTAGTGTAATAAATGATTTAGATGTTCCGTTAATTTGATTATTTAATCTAAATCTACTATTTGTGTCATAAGTTCTGCATTGAGTTTTGTATGTAATAGAACTGGTGCTTGATGGAGTGTCAAAAAAAGTATAATTCCAAACATTATTAAAACCTTGAGAACCTGAACCAACAGTATTGAAATAACGAACTCCAAAAGAATTACCATCATCTGAACCTGTATATAAAGTTGTACTGTCTCTTAATAATTTAAAACCACCAGTTACATTGTTTGTTGAACTTGTATTTTCTATTGCAAAATCTTGCGAAATAATTATTAAAATTTTATTTGAAGTTGAGCTTGGAGTGATAGATGCACTCAATCCTGTATCAGCATAAGTAGTAGAAGAAACAACTGTGTTAGCAGTATCGCTATCATTAACAACTTGAATGATTGCACCAGTACCAAGTTTTGTTGTAGCAATAGACGCATCACTTGCTATCTTAGCATTGGTAACAGCAGATGATGCTAACTGTGATGTTCCAACTGAACCAGCACTAGGAGTTTGTAAAGTAATTCCTCTTTCAGCAATAATAAAGTCTATGCTATCAGACGAAGTTAAAGCACTAGAAAATGTAAGCGTTGAGCCAGATACAGT